GGTGCAAACAACATGATACCGCCCATCACAAAAAGAATATATCGTCAATCCACATCTTTCGTTTGCGCCCTCTTCCCATCACGCCATTTTCTGCATTGACAATGATTTTCTCTGCTAATACTTCGACGGTTACTTTCTTATCTTCTTTAGACAGCACACTCCAATTTTCGGTCACGGTTAAAATGTCCACATTCGAAACATCTTCTTCTTTTTCTTGTATCTCATGTAACTGCTGTTCTAGCTCTTGTAGCTGTTCGTTGTCGTCTGCTGTCCGTTCTTTTAACTCATCCAGTGTAATAACATCATTCGCAAACGCCTCTTGCCATTTTTTTCGCCGTTTCTTGATGCTGTTTATCTGCCTTTCGATATCGTCACGGATCTTTTCTTCTTCCACTTGTTCTTCCATCGCAACTTGCGACTGCGCTTCATATTCGCTGGCGATTTCTTCTAGCTGCATAATAAACTGTTCTTCCACGTACTTTTCATTCAGCGAAGGTAAATCACAAATGCCATTATTTTTCCCGGCGCAAACATACGTATAATACTCATTTGTCCTGGATGTGTTATACTTGCCATTAAGTCTACTTCCACAGCGAGCACAGCGAAGCATCCCAGAAAATATATATTTCCCACCCGACCGTCTGGGGTGCTTGTCTGCTCGTGCTTTTCTTATTTTTTGCGCTGTCTCGAATTGGTGTTCTGATATGATAGACAGCCCATATACATCATGTAATTCTCCTTGATAACGAAACTTTCCCATGTAAGCCGGATTTTTCAAGACTTGATGAACTAAAGATACATCCCATATCTTGGCTTTTCTAGGTTTATACCCTTGTTCGTTCAAATCCCTGCATATCTTGCCGGCGCCTATTCCATTCGTGTACTTATCAAATATCATCTTGACCACGCTAGCTTCTTCGTCATGAACCACCAACTGCTTGCCATCATACATATAACCATACGGCGTTCGTCCACCATGCCACCGTCCTTCCTTGACCATGCGGCTCATCCCCATTTTGACGCGTTCAGCAAGGTTTTCTCGTTCCCAGCTTGCCATTGCACCGACAATAGTAATGAAGAAACGCCCCATCGCTGTGGTTGTGTCAAATACTTCAGTGACTGACTTAAAGCTGCACCCATGCTCATCGAACATATTTAATAGTTGATGCAAGTCGAATACATTACGCACCATGCGGTCAAGACGATATACGACAACCACATCAAATTCTTTGTTCTTTACCCCTTCGATTAACTCTTGCATGCCAGGACGATCTAAATTTTTCGCTGATTGGCCATCGTCGGTGATAATGCGTTCCACATCCCACCCTTGACTTTGCACAAACGACAGGCAACGCTCATGTTGCCCTCTTATGGAAAAACCGTGCTGTGCTTGTTCGAGCGTCGATACTCTGACATAAATCGCGGCTTTCATCCTCTGTTCCTCCTACAATAATCATATCTTCTGTCTCAATCATGATGTATTCAGGCAAATCAGGAATAACAATAACTTCTTTCATACAGAAGAACCCCCTCTTTATAATCAGAACAAGTGTTCTTGTTCACCTACAGTCATCATACCATAACTATATAGGGTATTGAAGGTTCTTTGTATTGTCTTTTTTCTACACCATACGACATTTTACTCACTTCGAAAGTCTCTGATTTGCTTGGCAAGCTCCACCAATCGCTTGACATCTTCGGCCGTCATGCCTTCTTTTTGCCATTCTTGATAGTAATGCACTAGAGCCTTCTCATCTTCTGATATCTGAATTTCGTCTGTTTTCTCAAATAAAAATCGCGGATTAATCCGCAATGCTTGAGCAATTTCATATATGGTTTTGGTTGTAATGTTTTTCTTTCCTGCCTCCATTTGGGAAACGTAACTCTTTGACAAATCGGCCTTTTCCGCCAGTTCTTCTTGGGTCATTCTCTTTTGTTTTCTATAATAATTGATGCGTTTTCCTATCGCTTTATTGATGTCGTCCATTTTCTTTTCCTCCTTCTGCATAAAGTTTGCAATCAGTAAACACATTATAACAATAAAGACACTGTATATAAATTTTCATTTTGGATACATTTTTTTCTAATAAAACTGTTGACTGTCAGTGATATTTTGTGTATTATAAAAGTACACCAGCAGACAACACAACAAGGTGAGTGACATGAATCGCTTAAAACACATCCGAGAACAACGCGACATGACGCAAAGCGAATTGGCAAAAAGACTTGGTATATCCGTTACCCACTTGAACAAAGTCGAAAACCACAAACGTCCATTAACTATCCGTTTAGCTGTTTGCATCAGCGAAGAATTGGACTGCAAGGTGAAAGACTTGTTTTTTTAAGGCCTACAAGTTAACTGACAGTGTATTTTTAAAGGGAGGTGGTTCACTGGTGGGAAGTGAAGTAAATGAACGCATCGGTCAAAATATCAAATGTTACCGTTTGCGGAAAAAGTTAACGCAAGAAGAATTGGCACAAAAGACCGGCATTTCCAAAAGCCATGTTTCTTATTTGGAAGCAGGCAAAAAGAATATCAGCGTTTATCTGGTTTGCCGCATTGCTGCATCGTTAGGCGTTGACGTTCATGTATTACTCGATCAAAAGGAGGTTTGTAAATGAACCGACCAAGCGAAGAAGCCATGTTGTTTTTGTTCCGTATGTTTCGAAGAAAATCATTGCCAATTCGAGCAAAAATGAAAAGGGAGGAAGAAAATGCGACCCGAGCTAAGCGGTAGAGCCGCCGGACACATTCAAGCAGCGAAATTCATTTGCAGCATGTACAAAGGCAAAGACAGGAAGCTCTTGCAAGAAGATGTGGAAGCCATCATGGAAAACCTAGACAAAGCCATTCAATATATCGAGGAGGGTGCTTATGAGGATAGACAACGGGATGTTAGAACCTCTTCCTTGGGAGTATGAACCACGCGAATGTCTAGAGTGCGGTGAAATGTATGAGCAAGAATTGATTGACCGTGACGGTGTCTGTGTCAACTGTGGAGATAGAGGCGTTGACCCGATATTAAATTTTATTTGGAGGGATAGATAATGAAATTATATGAATTAACTAGCAGTTATGCTCAAGTATTAGACATGATCGAGGAAGGTGCAGACCGCGAAGCTATGCAAGACACATTGGATTCGATTGAGGACGCCATAGAGGAAAAAGTAGACCGTATGGGCATGGTGCTCAAGACGCTTGAAGCGAATCAAAAAGCCTTAAAAGAAGAAGAAAAACGATTAGCAGACCGCCGGAAGCATTACGAAAGCGAGTCCAGACATCTAAAACAGTATTTGCAACACCAACTGGAAAGTATCGGCAAAAAGAAAGTGAAAGGAACCATTTTCACCGCAGGTATCCAAAAGAATCCACCGTCTGTTGATGTTATCAACGAAGATATTTTACCGAAAGAGTTCTTCATTGAACAGGAGCCGAAGCTGGATAAAAAGAAATTGCTTGCTTATCTGAAGGAAGGTAATGAAATCAAAGGTGCAGAGATCATGCAATCTGAGGGGGTTCGTATTCGATGATAGATGTATTAAAGAATTACCACATCACAAAGGATTTTGCTGTTATCGAAATGGAGAAGCGTTTCATCTTGATTATTAAAAATAGTGTTTTTGGCCCATACCCCAAAACGATAGATAACATTCACAAAGTTCAAAAAGCATTAAGGGAGGAAGATGAATGAGAGAAAAGAGAAATGATTTGCGCCCTGTCATTATTACACGCGGAACAGAAGAAAAAGGATACTTTCACGGTTTTTTTCAATACTCTGACGGAGAATATTCAGAAGCTCTTGCAATTATTGAAACGGAAGATGGGGCTTTACTAGAAATACCAACAAACAGATTCAAATTTGATGATGTGGAGGCAGACGAATGATTTTTTCAGAGACCAACACCAAAATAGCACCGGCACTGGTCAAAGCATGGGGAGAAATCGAGAATCCGAAACACAACGCACGAGTAAAAGTAAAATCCAAGAAAACAGGAACGGAATACACCTTCAATTACACCGACTTAAAAGGCATCTTTGACGAAGCAAAACGAGTATTCAAAGATAACGGCATCACCATTGTCCAAAATGCTTACACCGACACCGTAGAAGGGAGGAAATTTGTATCAGTTGAAACAATGCTGCTTCATTCATCCGGCGAATGGGTGAAAAGCCAACCGTTACAATTCGAAGCGCCGAGCGGCATGCAAGACATGGGCGGTTACATCACGTACATGAAACGCTATTCTGTATCAGCCATGTTAGGCATTGCCACAGAGGAAGATGATGATGCGAATGGTGCAAGCGGCAACGACTACCAGTATCAAAGCAAAACAGCATCACCAAAACAAGTCGGCGCATTAAAAGCAAGCGTGAAACGATTAGCTGACATGAAAGGCAAAACCGATGAGGAAGTATACCAAAAGCTCAAGGAACATCTCGGCGACTTCCAGAACATTGAAAAATTATCATCGGTCTATGCATCGAAAGCCATCGACACGGTCAACGCATGGATTAAGAAGTACGAGAACAACTAAAAAGGGGTATGCCGACACATACCCCGATATCCCCCACATACGAAAGGAGAATATAGCATGAGTATACCACAACCATACCATGTCAGCATAGACATTTATGACAAATCCGACCACAGCCACGAGCATCACCAATTTTTCTACATGAGCCTAAAAGACACCTTTGAGGAGGTAGAAAAAGAAGTACGTTCGAGCATGGTACGCCTGCCGTGGCAAGAAATAACGATCAACGTACAGGACGTATTCTTAGACGTGGAATACTCCCCGGAATTGGAGGGATGTCATGAAGCACCTTTCTAAATTAAGCGGCATGGAATGGGTGATAATCAGACTGTTCCTAGCCCTTTTCATCCTTGCTGTGAGTGTTACATCATGGAATCTATAAAACGGCTGTATGAGCTTTGTTTTAGCTTTATTGATATGGCTTTACATTATACAAAATAGGAGGAAAAACAATGCAAAAAAATTACAGAGATTACACAATAGGTGAGCTTTTGGATATGGGAGTAAATGTGTCTGTTCGCAATCACAATGTCCATGAGGATGAAGCAAACCAATTCGTCAACCAATTTGAAGGGATAAAAAGGAGTAGTGACAACTTAAAGACCGGTCAACATCTCATCAAAGGATGGAAGAAGAAATTTGAGATAGTTTGTTTTTGTAAGTGATGTACCAAAGGAGGCAGACAAATGAGATGTTGCAGTTGTGGAAAAGAGTATAGTTCGATGCAAGCAGAAATAGAAGGCCGTTTGGACTGTGATTGCGGAGGTGGTTTAGTAGAAGATTTTGGAGATGAAGATTTTTTTAACTTTATGAACGAATACGATAGCGACGGTTTTTAAGGAGGAGTTATGAATGAATGTAGGTTGTTATTTGGTGACAGAAGGGAAATTTGAACAAGCTGCAATCCCGAAGGACATTCTTTTGGAATTGATTAAAAATTTGAGAGAAAAAGGGAAAGAAACAGTCCATTTTTCTGAACGTTCGATAGAGGTGGAAGGCGTTTATGTGCCTGCAAAGGGGAGTAAAACAAAATTAATGTGCCTAGGGAGCGATGAATGAACCTGTTTTGTAAAGGAGGTAGACCATTGCCGAAAAAGAAAAATTATGTCCTGCTCTATTGCAGCGATTGTCGAGCTGAAACGCTGACCACATACGTAAAAGGGCATGCTTATTATTTCTGTTCCTTATGCGGTGAAAACATGGACGTGAGGGTAGTCGATAAGCTATGGATTGATAAGCTGTTCTATCGCAAAAAGCATTGGACAGATGACGAGGATACCGCCCTCATATACGGCTACAACAAAGGGCTGTCCTGGAAAGACATTGCCGACGGGCTGATGTATCGAAGCCCGCAAGCTGTACGGCGTAGGGCACAGCAATTGCAAGAAAAAGGGGTGCTGTCATGAATCCCGATTACTGGAAAGGATACCACGACGGACGACAACATGCCATTAATCAATTTTGTGAGCGATTTGAAGCAGTGCAGAAACAGAAAGGCATAGGCGAGAAAACCATACGAAAATTGGCAGAGGCTATGAAATTACAAATCAAGGAGGTAGAGAAATGAGGGAAATAAAGTTTCGAGGATATGCAGAAGAATCTTTAATAGGAAACCAATGGGTATTCGGTAACGGCGTATGGAAAATCAAGTATACGGACGGAACAGCGGACGTAGGAGTACACAGAGATAGCGGCTGGGAAATTGTTCACGAAGAATCTGTGGGTCAATATACAGGATGGGAAGATGAGGACGGATATGACATTTACGAAGGTGACATTTTAATGAATTTGTCATCCGGCGAAGTTTATTTGGTCATTTGGGATGATGAAGGCGGAATGTTTTGCCTCCAATCAGAGAAAGAGTTATTGGATTTTTGGGATGTTGATGAAGATATAGGCTGGCGTTGGATGTACAAAGTAGGAACAGAATTCGAACATCCTCATTTATTAGAAAGGGTGAAAGAATGAGAGAAACAGTAGAACGAACCATAAAACAAAAACCTTTTAACGTGATGTTGGATAGTTGTATAGCTGATGAAATAGTTTTATTGAATGAACAAGGAGTTCGCACTGTCAATAGTTGTTGCGGTCACGGAGAAAACAATCCAGTTGCCATAATTGAGAATAATCATAACTCGCTGAACAATGCTGTCGGTTTGGGATACAAACATAAAATTCTAGATATACTGTTCTCTGAAATAAAACTAAAAAGTGAATGTCATTGCTTAGAAAGGGTGAAAAAATGAGCATCAACAAAGTCCGCAGCGTCTTATATTTCGTTGCTCGTATCCTTGGCGACATTAACGCTGTCCAAAAAAATCGAGTCGGGCGCAGGATTGGCAGGAGGATAGCCGGACGATATACCGGGAAGTTGCTTGGGAAAATATTTAAATAGGCGTAGTAGACCAATAATGTGCAACAAGGAAGGTGAGTAAATGGAAGAAATAAAGGTTGTTTGTTACGGGTGCAAAGGAATGGGTGAAAGAAACTTTGGTTTTGTTGCAGAGGGCATGTATCCGAATATTGAAACCTATTACAAAGGTTTTGATATTTGTGATCTCTGCGAAGGAGTGGGCGAGATTATAGAACCTCATCCAAAATATTTTTAATGAGCATTCCGATGAAAATGTGAAGGAGGATGAATGAAGATGAGTAGAGATACTTACGATCAAATGGTTTTCTTGCGTTCTGACCCGACATTTCAATTATATGAATGTGCAAATTGTAAAGAAGAAGTATACGGGGACGAATTAGACGAAAATGAGTTTTGCGAGGAATGTAGATGATTAATGAACATTCCGACAATACCACAAACAACGGCGGCACTGTCCGCCCAAAGGAGGCAAACAAATGAAACGATGGGATCCAGATGAATATGACGTTTATATTGATGGCGAAAAAATCGCAAGCGTCACCAAAGCCGAGAAATCAAAAGAGACATTCAAGCGACTGGGATTGACGAGCATGGTGCAATTTATCGAGAAAATGGAGGGGAAGAAATGAACGGAATCGCCGTGTCTCAAACGGACAGATACATGGAATGTACAAATTGTTATTCAACAAGAGATGTGCTGTTTATCACGTTGGGAGAGCTTCACACGCAATCATTTAAATTATGTTCTCATTGCGCTGGGGAATTATCGGTCCAATTGGATTTGATGAAAAAGTGAATCGACCAAAAGGGCGGCACTGTCCGCCTTGTATTGCATAGTAAGGAAGGATGATTGTTAACAATGACTTTTTTAGAGATGAAATCAAAAGAAAGAGTTAAACAAGCAGACAAATGGAGACGGGTAAATTCTTCAGAAGAGGCTATAAAGATCATGGAACGAGAAAATGGAGAATTAAAAATCCTTGTACAAAATACAAAGGTTTTGGCAGGAGCTAAATATGGCAGTTTTGCGATTCATGAGTTTCGTGCAGAAGCCGTCATAAACGGAAAATTAAAAAAGATACAGGAAACAGTACCCGTTGGATGGTTAAAAGACTGGGGGATTATCAAACGCTGGGATAGTTTCAGAAAGTCAGAGGCGTTCTTGAACACTGATACAGGAAAAATATGGTTGGGGTACTTTTTACAAGAGGTTAAACCTGAATTGATAAATCAATAACACCGCCCAGGGCGGCACAGTCCGCCTTCTATTATACAGAGAAGCTATGATGAAAAGGAGTGAAATTCTTGAATTTAAAATGCAAGCAATGCAATAGAGTTTTCAAAAAATCAGACGACATTGTTACTGTGGACAATACTGAAAATCATTTCCATGACGGCTGTCATATAGAGTATCTTCTCAATTGTCACTTGAATACGACTTGGTCATTGGATGAATTGGAGGATGCATTAGACGAAGATTATTTCGCATCTGAAAGGAAGGATTTTTATGCCTAAATTATTTGTTTTATGGGTTACAACGAAACATGAAGATGGTGGACATTCTGCTCGTCAGTATAGATGGGGACGCGATTCGAAGTTCACTTATATGGATGCTTTGAGAGAGAAAGAAAAAATACAAGATGATTTTTACAATGTAGAAATAATGGAATTTTAACACACATCATACCACAAACCAGGGCGGCAGTGTCCGCCTTCTATTATACAGAAAAGCAAAGTAAGGAGAGGTAATATGAAGGATTTATTTATTATCACAGGTACAATTCATGACTTAAAAGTAGCGTCTAGTCGATTAGATAATGAGTTAATGAGAACGGTTGATGATAAAGACGTGGATTACGAGAAATTAAGAGATTTAGCCGAACAAGCAGAGGAATCTTTGAGTACCTTAATTGATGAATTAGAAGATTAATACCACAAACCAGGGCGGCACAGCTGCCCTTTTCCTTACACCCACACACGAACATACGTGTGCTTTATAACGAACAAAACTACATAAAAAGGAGGCCCCTGCTATGCGTAACAGATCACCTCCATGCTTTGCTGCTTATTCATTTTATCATTCCTTCTTTTCTTTTGGTTCTTCTAAAATTAGAAGTTCTTCAACACCGCAGTCAAAAAGGCTGCACAGCTTAACAATGGTATCCATACCGATTTTTGTTGATTCTTCATTGTATAGCTTGGATATCGTCGTACGGCTCAAACCTGTTTTCTCATGAACATCTTTGATTTTCATTTTGTGTTGAGCCATAAGAACTCGCAAGTTTACTTTTAACTCCTTCATTGTCCGTCGTTCCTTTCATTATTGTGTTTGTCGTAATCATCTATATGTAAATATACATTATTATGTTCATTATGTCAAATTTATTCTTTAAATAACCACAAATGTGTTTACAAGGAACACATTTCCATGTACAATAATAATTGTAAAGAAAGGGGGTGCAGCATGATAGTCGCCAAGTTGAACCTTCTTAACCTTCTAGCAGAGAAGGATGTTACCCCTCAAGAGCTACAAAACAAAACAGGCCTTGATGCTAGAACTATCAGAAAAATGCTTGACGGCAATGTGAAAACGCTTAGTTTCGATGTTGTTGCTCGAATTTGCACGGCATTGGATTGCGGCGTAGAAGAACTCATTGTCATAAAGAAACAGACGGCATAATGGTAGTTCTGGAACGACGGGCAGAAGGAGGAAAGGAGTGATAAAGAGTGGACAAACCTATTATCGAGTTGGAAGAAGTGCCAAACGGCGCGGTGATTGAAACACATGACATGATTATCATTTCAAAGCAATAAAAAATCCCGCTGCAGCAACAGCGAGATGAAAATTCCGTACTAATTAATTTGTTATCTCCATCATATCACGTTGGGGTGTGATGGAGCAATACAAAACCTACGTTGCACGAAAATTTTTTAACCAAAAGAGTGGTGGAACATGTCAGAAGGCTACATCAAGTTATATAGATCACTGTTGGATGACCACCTTTTCATTGAGTCTACACCAGAACAAAAAGTCATCATGATTGCCCTTCTGCTCATGGTCAATCACAAGGAAAACGACTGGGAGTGGAAAGGTGAAAGATACACGGTTCAACCTGGACAAGTTATAACAAGCCTTCCAAAAATTGCTGAAAAAGCAGGCAAAGGTATATCTGTTCAAAACGTAAGAACAGCCTTAAACAGATTAAAAAAACACGGATTTCTAACAGACAAATCAACAAACAAAAATAGGCTTATAACCATTGTCAATTGGGGGAAATATCAAGGTTCTGCCAACGAATCAACAGACGAACTAACAGGCAATCAACAGGCAACTAACAGGCAACTAACACCTAACAAGAATGAAAAGAATGAAAAGAAGAATACTCGCAAATATATTTTCGAGGATACGCATTTAGCTATCGCTGAATATTTCTACAAAAGGATATTGGAGAACAACCCTAGTCACAAAAAGCCAAACTTAGAAAAGTGGGCTGATGACATTAGAAAGATGATGGAGATTGATAAAAGGACTGAAGAACAAATAAGGTATCTCATCGACTGGGTGCAGAAGGATGATTTTGAGATGGTGAATGTTCTTTCTCCATCAAAAATGAGGAAACGATTTGACCAGTTAGTAATCAAAGTGAAGAAAAGCAAAAAGAGACAACACCCGCAAGAAAAGAAAGAACCTGTTGAGTATAAATCAGACTCTGTTGATTCTGCAGACTACTTGAAGCTCATACACGGAAACGGGTGATGATATGGATTTCAAAGAGCCAATTAATGAACGAGCAGAAATTGCGGTACTAGGAGCAATGATGAATAACGAACGCTGCAGATACGATATTATTTCTACTCTCAATACAGACTATTTCACAACGGACGAGCGTAGAACCATTTTTGAAAGAATTGGGTACATGACAGACGGCAGAAAGCTCACACCTAAGATGGTGAAGGATAAAACCAAAGATACCAAAGAGCGGAGATTGATTGATACAGCAGATGGTGCTTATGTCGATTACGACCATTTCAAACGAGATTTGGAAGAGTTGATGGAGAACTACAAATCCCGTACCACCTACCACATTATGATGAAAAGCTTGCGGCAAATAGAAGCAGGGGCCAAAGCAGATGAAATCACCGACAGAGTGAGTGAAGGATTAAGTGAACTATTCGTAACAAATACAGGTGATTATCTCATTGACCCGGAAGAAAGGGCGCCGGAAGCGAAAGCGGAGTTTCAAGAACGAATGAAAAATCCAGAGGTGAGTTACGGGCTTCGATTTTCTCATGAACGGTCTGGGGGAGTCATCGGATTCCCTTCCATCGACCAATCTATATTAGGGGCAAAGCCTGGGGATTTAATATTGATTGGCGCTGAAACAGGTGTAGGGAAAACGGCGCTAGGCATAAATGTTGCTCGTTTATTCAGTATATTCCAGGACCACATAGGATACTACGCCAACACAGAGATGGACAAAGAAGAATTGGAGGCGCGGTTATTGGCGCCGGTGGCCGGAGCAACTGTTAGAGAAATCATGTCAGGGCAAATCGAAGGCACAGGAGAGGAACGGTTAAGAAAAGAGCAGATGATTTACAGCGCGTATGACCGTTACAGAGAAGGCGGGCTGACCTTATCAAGAATCCCACATTTGACTGTGCCGAAAATAAAAGGGCTTCTCCGCCAAGTGCAGATGAAAAAGAAACAATTAGATTACGTCGTTGTGGATTATATACAGCGCATGGACAGCACAGAAAATCACGGCGATGCTGAACACCTAAAACTTAAAAAAATCGCTATGAGGCTAAAAGAAATGGCTGTGGAGCTAAATATACCTGTCATTGTCTTAGCGCAAAGAAATTTCGAAGGTTTTGTGGAAGGTGGAAAGGCAGTACGAAATGAATGTGATGCTGTTTTTTACCTTGAACCGATGGAAGAATCAGATAACGAATATATGGAAAAGACCATTTCCGATTACAACAAACAACGATCAGTCAATTACAAGATTGTGAAAAACAAAGTGAGAAGAGATGACAACCCTTATCCCATCTACGTGATTTTTGATAAGAAACGGCAGTTTTTGAACGAGGTGTTTTGATGCAGTACCCAGATTTTAAATACGTCGAAGTTGCTGTGAACGGTGCGCACAATCGTAATAATTTAGCAGACATTCGAGCGGTGAAGCATTATATCGGACACACAGAAGCGTATATGACATTTTTCCGATACAACGAAGAGATTGTGGACCACTTCCAAGAAAAGCAAACGGTCAAAGGTTATCAAGGAAACGCCTATGCTGATTGGTTGCCGATTGACATTGATAGTGACGATTTGTATGAAGCGCAAGATTATGTTCAGTTGTTTATTCAAAACTTAGAAGAATATGACATTGACCCGAATTGCTGCAGATTTTACTTTTCTGGTTCGAAAGGATTCCACATCATGATACCTTCTGGTGTTTTTGGCGCAACGCCGGACCCTTTGATACACAAGCGATTTCGAAAAATCGCGGAAGTGTTAACAAAAGGGATTAAAACAGACATGAGTATATACAACAAAACGCGCATATTCAGACTTCCTAACACCATCAACGGAAAAAGCGGATTGTACAAAATCGAGCTTTATCCCTTCCAGATAAGCAACAGTGACATTCAGACAATCCTGGAACAAGCAAAACAACCGGGCGAGCGACTAGAGATTGAAGAAGAATATGATGTTTCTGCAGAACTGGAAGAGATATTTCACGCGCCAATTGCAACGAAACCAACAACCGCAAAGACAGGCGACGTTGATAAATACATCTGCATGGCAACCGTCATGAAAGGTGTTGGAGAAGGCGAGAGAGACAATGCTGCTGTTCGTGTAGCTTCTCATTTGAAAAAACACGGACTTAACGGCGACATGATTTGGGTAGCGTTGGACGAATGGAATAAGAAAAATGACCCTCCATTGGAAACGCATGAATTAGAAAGAGTGTATCAACAAGGTTTTTCGGAATACGATTTTGGCTGTCATGATTCTTTGATGAAGAAATACTGTGACCCGAATTGCATTTTTTATAAACAACATTGGGGGCGGTTCTAATCAGCAAAGAAGCCGTATGTGCAGAAATATGGCAATGCAGAGGACGAATTGATTTCACGGCTTTGAAAATGGAATACAACGAGCAGGACATTATCAAGGGTGTTCTGCTTTACCACAAGGAACGTCAACAGGCCATAGAGGAATGGAAAGAGCGATTTGATTTGTCGGTACGCAAGGAGTGATAACATGCGATTCATTGACTACGCACAAGCCATAGAGAGCGGCTTAACGGATAAAGACATTTGTAAAAGGACGGGCATGACAAGGCGTGCCCTCCGTTCCCTCAAAGAAGATTGGGGCTTGATTAATCATGAAAAACCGAGAATCCGACCGAGAAAGCGGGGTGGCAAGCTGTGACAGCCGTAGCGGAAAAGCCTTCACTCGATGAGATGTATGAGAAGCACAAAGAATTGATTCATTATACTACGCATCGCTTTTCATTTCGCGTCAGTGTCCCATACGAAGATTTGTTTCAAGTAGGCTTTGAAGGGTTTGCCAAGGCTTGTGCTCGATTTGATGAAAGTTACGGCGTGAAATTTTCGACGTACGCCGTGCCGATGATTGAAGGAGAAATGCGGCGGTACGTAAGAGACAAAGCGGACACAATCCGTTTTAGCAGGACATCAAGAGAGGTAGCGCGGCATTTGATTAAAAATGGATTAGAAGAAGAGGCGCCAGCTATCATAGAAAAGAAAACAGGGATTTCACAGAAAAACATTGATGATGCAAGGCATTATATAGCTAACAAACAAGTGACATCTCTTAATGAGTTAGTAAGTGATAATGACCAAAAAAACCAAGAACGAATGGAATTAATCGGCAAGGAACAAGACATGACGGAGATATTCGTCAATGATTTCCTGGACACATTGACAGAAAGAGAAAGGGTCTTGACGGAAATGCTCATGAACGGAGCTACACAACAGGAAGTGGGCGATGTTATCGGCGTTAGTCAGATGCAGGTGTCCAGGATTAGAGGGAAGGTTTCTCGGAAATTACATCTATTCCAACAAAAAGAAGGTGTATCACAATGGAATACGAAGGCATCCGCAATCCAAAAGTAGAGCGGAAACAAAAGCTGAACAGTGAAGTGACCACGTATTACATGAGCGAAGAAGAACGAAAACAAAGATGGGGTGATCGCATGGAATTGACAAAAGAAGCGTATGAAAAAGACCGCGCCGACGGCATGAGTAACAAGGCCATAGCGGACAAGTACAAGATGAGCGAAGCCAACATTTACTACTACAAAAAGAAATGGGAGCAGGACGAGCGCAATAAAAAAGAATCAACGGTGCAGCAGCTAAAAGGAGAAATCAAACAGGGGCAAGAGAAGCTGAAAGAAGAACGGGATAGATGGAAAGACCGCGCATTAAAAGCAGAAGAATACAACAAGAAAATGGCAGACATGAACGAAGAAACGGTGAAGCGACTGAAAGAGATGAAGCAGGAACGGGATAAATGGAAAGAGAGAACAAAAGAACTTGACGCTGATTTAGCACAAACGATGAAAGAAAGTGATTACAAGCAAGAAGAAATCGAACGGTTGAAAGAAGCGGTTCAACTAGAAAGAACAAAAGTGCAAGCTCTAGAAGAAAAGCTAGAACAATATGAAAACGTAGAAGTCTCTGATTACAAAGAAATGCTAGAAGATGCAGAAAAGGAAAATGAAGCATGGAAAGAAGCATTTCGAGCCATAGGAAAGGTGATATAAATGGACATTCGCGACATCGGACGAGCAGCGAAAATGAACGCGATTATCTATTTGGCTAAGCGACTGGATAAGAAACAACCTGCTGTGATGGACATGAGCGAAGTGGAATTGAATCGGTATTTGGCAGCGTATGAGCAAGAATTAAAGGGGTGAGTACATGGATTGGGGCTTCAACCCTGTAGAAAAAACCAAAGCGAGAAAGAAGCGTAAGCGTGGAGATCGAAACGAATTTTCCGCAAAGGTACGGAAAGAAATCAAAGATTATTTCAATCATGAATGTCAAATGTGTTATGGACCAGGTGAGACTATCCATCATGTCCATCTAAGAGCACAAAGCGGACGCGGTGTATTTACGAATGGATTGCTATTGTGTCATAGATGCCACCAGTATTTACACGATAATCCGAAAGAGTTGAAGAAATGGCAGAATCGTTTCAGAGAATGGTACGGCAAGTCGTATTTCAAAGATAAGCAGGATTTAGAACGGGAAGCTGCTGATCTGATTAGCCGAAAAGAAAAGACCGAGTATTACAATTTATCGCCTATGAGGAGGACTTGAAATGAGTTTAGTGGGGTTTGCCAAGAGAGAGTTAGCAGTTTTAGAAGAAGACGGAGACGACATGCAAAAAGAGATGAACAATTGCATTTTGGAGATAATAGAGACGTTTTCAAAACAGGGGCATAGTGGATTTTCAGCTTCATATGCGATGCAAATCATCGAAAGAATACTGAGATTTAAGCCCGTTACTCCATTAACTGGAGAAGACGATGAATGGAATGTAGTTGATGAAGACTTGGAACAAAACAAACGTTGTCCGTCTGTTTTTAGATATAACAAAGACAATAAAACAGCTTATAACATTGACGGAAAGATTTTTTCAGAAGATGGCGGTGAAACGTGGTACACATGTGAAGATAGTCATGTATCAGTCACGTTCCCTTACACTCCTGAAGAGCCGGAAAGGGTTATAATCCTATGAAACGATATGCCCAAGAGAAAACAGAAGTTGTAGGAGATGAGAAGCTCAAGCGCATCATCGTATACGAGGATAAACAGAGTATCCCGAATCCGTCATATCTCATTTTTCGAAAATAGCACACAAGTCACCACAATAAATCATACCACAAGGAGCGATTGCATGATATACGTGAACAATACGGCAGGAAATCACGCCCATCTCATGGTGGGCGACTACAAAGCCGGGGATATCGAATATATCGGACACAATCAATGGCATTACAAGATGAACGATGGTCACGAGAACATCACACGAACGTTGAGCCAAGCAGTAGAAGAAATGAAAGGACGGGTGTTGGATAAATGAGATACCGAAAGAAGCCAGTGGAGGTTAAAGCAATACAATTCTGGGACGACCCCGGCATCATAAAAAGCATTTCAGACTTTCTGGGGAAAGACATTGTGGTGGATTACAAAAATCCAACCAAACCGGTGTTAGATATTGAAACATTAGAGGGTGTTATGACAGCGAAAGTGGGAGATTACATTATCCGGGGTGTGAACGGTGAGTTTTACCCATGCAAGCCGGATATCTTTGAAAAAACGTACGAGAAGGTGAGCGAATGATAAATAGATTTGTAGGTGCTGGACGACTGACAAAAGACCCGGAGCTTAGATATACGCAGAATGGGGTAGCCGTAGCAAATTTTGGCATTGCGATTAATCGGCCATTCACGAATCAACAAGGCGAACGAGAAGCCGATTTTCTGAATGTTACAGCGTGGCGGAAACAAGCGGAAAACGTAGCCAACTATCTGAAGAAAGGGGCGCTCGTCGGCATTGACGGGCGACTCCAAAGCAGAACATTTGAAACGCAGGACGGAAGCAAACGGTTTGTCGTGGGAATACAGGCGGAATCAGTGCAGTTTCTTGAGCCTAAGGGCAATAAGTCACAGAACGAACAAAAACAGCCACAGCAAGACGAGAGAAGCTCACAGGACGATAAGAGTGCAGACCCTTTTGCTAATGACGGACAACCTATAAATATCTCAGATGACGATTTACCATTTTGAAAATAAAAGGATGATATAAATGCAATTTTTAGAATTGGAAATAGCGATAGGGCTTAAAGAAGAATTGGACGATGAAGAACTGCAAGAACTCACTGAAGATATTGTGGATTACATTCTCAGGAAGAAAAATGTCAAAGGTGTTGGTCATGACAAATCGGTTAGGTATACAGAACCAGTAAAGCCGGATTTGTCATTTTAGGAGGTAAACCATGAAATACAGACGTTCTAATTTAGGTGGACATTTCGCCGGATTCGGTATGGAAGTTTGGGAGAGTGACCCGGAATATAATCCAATGCCGCACAGGTACACGGAAGTGAAGTTTGAGCATGATGATGTGGTGTACGGCGACGAGAAAAACGAATGGCACAAGCTCAACGGTGAAATTAAGACGTATAAGGTGGATGAGATATGAAAGCCATTATCAAATACAACACCGACCAGACGAGATGGGAAGGGTACGTGAACAATGTACTCAAGGCGCACACGGTAGAAGGAACGAGAGAAGACTGTGCGGCACTGATTGAGATGTTTGAGCAAAAAGGATACGAGATTCATATAGAGGGGAAACGCCAATGAGAAAAACGTGGGATGACTATTTTCTAGGTTTATGCGAGAAGGTTGCTGAAATGGGAACGTGCGGACGAAAGCAAGCCGGTGCGATTATCGTCAATCCGAACACAAGGGAAATTGTTGCGACTGGCTTCAACGGTTCCCCTAGAGGGCAAGAACATTGTACAGAAAAGATGCTGCACATATGCAGTGGTGGATGTTTGAACGATGAGAATAGATGTGTGCGCTCTATTCATGCAGAACACAATGCGATTTTGCAAGCGAAACAGGATATCAACGGATTTACGCTTTATTGTACGGACGAGCCATGCGAGAACTGCACCAAGTACATGGTGCAGACAGGGATAAAACGAGTTGTTTTTTCAAGACCTTACGGTAATAAATACAATCAATTTTTTAATTATTCGTTGGATTGGGAGTGTACGGGCGAATGAACCTTAAACCACTGTTTGATAAGCAAAGAGAACTGGACGAGAAGATTGTAAAGCAGAAAGAACTGAAAGGGCAAGAACTTCTTAATAAGAAAATACTAGCTCTGCAAGTAGAGTTAGGGGAGCTTGCGAATGAGTGGCGAGGATTTAAGTTTTGGAGTGATGACCAAGAACCTAAAAAATATCAGAAAAAACCAGCGGTTGAACGAAAATTTGACGGTGAGTATATAACGAGTATGGAAACAGAATATCACGGGAAATATGTATATTTTGTAAATGGATATAGAGTGACGAAAGAAACATGGGATTCGTTGTTTGATTATGAAACAAAAGTATTAGAAGAATACGTAGACTGCTTACATTTCATTTTGTCGATTGGTTGGGAAATTCATGTAGGTGATGACCCAGAAATGGACATTGTTGAATTAGAGGATTGTTTAAGAGGGGAACGTTCTGAATCAACTGACTTAATACTCCAATTCAAATATATTTACTGGCTTACAAGCAAGATCTATAGCGGATACAAACAACTATTCTTTGCATTTGTCGAATTAGGAGAATTGCTCGGTTTCACCTGGGATGAAATAGAACAAGCCTACATGAAGAAAAACGCAACAAATCATGAAAGACAAGCAAATGGATATTAAAGGGTGAGGACAATGCGAAACTTTGAACGTATCCGCATGAAAGACGATTCGAAATTAAGCCTGTACAAGCGTGTCGTCGAAAAAGAGAAGCAAGGCTATGAATGTATCCGACCGATACAGAAAGAAATCAATCACTATGATGCACGCTATCGTCATTCTGACCCGAATAGCAACACACAGACACGGTACGTCGTGTACATGAGGAAACATGCGTAAGAAATGGGCGGATGCTGTAAGAGAACAGCGAAAGCCAGTCGAGAAGAAGGAGAGAAAGCCGGGGCGTTGTGAGAAATGCGGCAATGCCCGGTTTGACCTCCAATTGAAGGACGGAAGGCTGATACGGAAATGCACATGCGGAGAAAAGAAGGTGTTTGATTAGATGGGGAAACCAAGCAGAGATAAAGGACAACGCAGAGAACGAGAATTCGCGGAATTGATGAACGGCGAGAAAGTGCCGCAAAGTGGAGCAGCAGGCGGCAACTTCTCCAATGATGTGCGGGCGCTAGGGCTAGAATGGGAAGTGAAAGCGAAGAAGGACGGATGGAAAACCATTTACAAATGGCTAGAAGATGAACGGGAAAAGCCGGATGCATTGGCACTTAAAGCAGACAGAAAAGATTGGCTCGTGGTGATGAAGGCGGAAGATTTCAAAAAGCTGATGGAGGGTGACGAATGAAACTGGATGATAAAACAGATTGGCAAACATGGCAGCGGGCTGTGATAAGGGAGGAATACGTGAATGGAACTGACAGAGATAACGAAAGAGATGTACGAGACAACAAAGCGTATCGACAAGGCAAGCAAAGAGGTATTTAAGTTAGCGAAAAACCGAGCCGAGACAGAAAGGATATATCGTGAAGCGTTGGCCAAAGAAATGATGAAGCTACGCAATGAAGGGATACCGGCGACACAAATAAATGACCTAGCACGTGGGAATGTGGCGTACTTGAAGTTTGAAAGGGATTTGGCGTTAGAGCTGCACCGTTCGGCGTTGTCATCATTGGGAGCGATTGAGACACAAGCGAGCGTGTTGCAAACAATCAGCCGTTACCAGGAGACCATCTAGGAGGAAGGCGAGTGCATCAATGGCTAGATTATTTTGAGGAGGAGAAAGCCATGCGATTCAAGCCGGGTGATCGTGTCAAGAGGGTACTGGACGATAGGAAGGGCGAAGTGACCAAAGCGGTAGAGACTCACTTTTTTAAGCATGGACGGCGGGAAAAGGAAACAAAATATTTAGTCAAGTTTGCACCAAATTATGATGAGTGGCTGCATGATTCTGGGGTGAAGGGCGTATACAATGCCCCGGCCCCTGTGAAATTAGAGGACGAAGAATTGTGCAACATGATATTGATTGACGCTTGTTTGAAGTATAAGAAATTCGATGCTTTGCATGATTTTGTGGAAGATGAGAAATGAACGATATGCAAGTGCTGATGATGATTGCAGTGCTTGTGATGATAGCATGGATTTCAGAGAAAGGGTGAGGACATGAACCGAAACGACATTGAACAAGCCCTTCGAGATTATTTTTGGATGCCAAAAGAAGTGGCGCGATTAAAGCAACTCATGGATGCGGATGAGATAGAAACGAATGTCACGGCACAATATGGAATGGAAGCAACCCTCCCGAAAGCAAAAGGACAAAACGCCGACAAGATAGGGAAAGAAGTCGCCCGGCAAGTGGACAGAAGGCAACGGCAGATAGACAAGTTGCAAAAGAAAATTGACTTTGTTGAGAACGGCGTGAATAAATTAAACAATGACCTGGAACGCACAATTATGTTCTGCATGATGGACGGACTCACTCAAGTTGGAATATCGCAACATTTAGGAATCAGCGAGGGGAAAGTGAGCAGCATGAAAGACAGCATCATTCATAAATTGTACCGCCTTCAATTTGAGGGAAATGAGCAGAATGAAGGAAATAAAGAAAAATGCGTCAACCATGCAGGATAGAGTAAAATGAAAATAGGTTGGTAAGACATAACAAGGCATCTGCTACGGCGGGTGTCTTTTTATATTATGACAAAGGAGTGTTGCGACATGGCAGAAAAGCGCGAGTCGAACATTGGTAAATTAAAATTAGATGTAGATGTATCGGATGCGTTGAAAGGATTAAAAGCTGTAAAAAGAGAAGCGAACGAAGCATTGGAAGCCATGAAAAAGTTAGACGAGTACCAAGGTGGTCATACTTATGTCTCCTTGGATGGAATGACTAAAATCGAGCCTTCACTTGCACATTTTGGTACGAAAGAGTTGCATGAGGAATTAGCAAGACGAGAAGGGGTAACAGAGGAATTCGTAGGAGTTTATGACAAAGTAACTATTACTTTCCATCGTGACTCTCATGGCGTAGCAGACGTTTTCTCAGGACCAGCTAGGATTCTGATTAATAGAGATTGAGGCATAACAATATAGGTGATACAACATGAGAACGAAAGTGAGCGAAGAAAAATGCAAAGGCTGTCCATTTGCGACATGGATACATGAGCGATTGGTATTTTGCTCATATGGAAAAGGGTGCGTGAAAAAATAGTGAGCGAAGAATATATACCAAAAGGAACAGTTGTCCATTGTCCGTGTGGTGAACCAGTAGTCAGAGCGATAATGGACGTTCAAAGAAGTTCGCACATGTGGCTTGTTTTTGAACCTATGCAGGATTGGGAGAAAAATGAACTTACTGTATGTCGTGGATGCAGGGATAAGGAACAGACTTGGCGATATGAAATAGAAAAGCATTTCTTGAAAAAGGGGAAATACCAAACGTGGATAGACTTTTTCAAAAATACAAAAGAAAAATAGAAGAAGGTACGGGCGGAATCATCAAAGGTGAGGAAGTGGACTTTTATAAGATGGCGGCATTTTATGAAGTGATCCAAAAGGAAGAAAAAATGAGAATCAGAGATGAAATGAACAGGTTCGAAAGGGTGCACGGAAGATGAGAAGGTATCGAAGCCCAAAGAGGACGAAGGAACAACAGGAGATGCTTGAGCTTGTCGAAGAATTGTTGGAAGAAGTAAAGAGCGGCAACGTGGAGTCTGTTGTATATTCTAAGACAGACCGTGACGGAAGAATCGAGACAGGCTGGTCAACAGAGATAAGCGGAAATGAAATACTAGGCATGATGGAGATAGGCAAGCAGCGTGTGATTGAAACAATGAGGGAGGAATGAGGAAGTGATGTGACATGGCTACAGGGAAATATAAAGAATGGATTACAGAAGAAGGCCTACTCCTTATTGAAGGATGGGCTAGAGATGGGCTGACAGATGAACAAATCGCTCACAACATGGGCGTTGGTTACTCTACGTTGCAGACATGGAAAAACAAATATCAAGACATTCGAGACTCCTTAAAAAAAGGAAAAGAAGTCGTTGACCGCCAAGTGGAAAATGCTCTGCTTAAATCGGCGCTAGGATATCACTACCAAGAAGAGGCTGTGACCAACAAAGGTGATGTGGTGACGATAACGAAATATGAGAAGCCGAACACGACCGCCGCTATTTTTTGGTTGAAGAACAGAAAACCTTCTGACTGGCGAGATAAGCAGGAAATAAAACATGATGGTGACATGGGATTGAATATAGAAATAGATTACGGTGAAAATGATGAGAGCGGTTAGAGTGCCTTTCAATCGACATTTCAAAGATGCTAATGCCACGAAGAAGAGATATCGCATCATGAAAGGTTCTGCTGGTAGTGGGAAGTCGGTTAATGTGGCGCAAGATTATATCTTGAAGTTGTCTGACCCTAGATATAAAGGGGCGAACTTGTTATGTGTCCGTAAAGTAGATGTATCAAACCGTCATTCTACTTTTTCGGAATTGAAAGGGGCTATCATCCGAACGTTCGGTGTGGATTATGAGAAGTATTGGAAGATAAATGAAAGCACCATGACCATACAAAGTCTCGCTACTGGAAATTCTGTCATTTTCCGAGGGGTACAACATGAAAAAGACAGAGAAAAACTGAAATCCATCACATTTGAACAAGGGAAACTCACTTGGATATGGATTGAGGAAGCCACAGAGTTATATGAAAGTGATGTCGATATATTAGATGACCGTTTGCGCGGGGTGTTGGATAATCCGAATTTGTATTATCAAATCACCATGACATTTAACCCTGTATCAGCCCAACACTGGATTAAAAAGAAGTATTTCGATTATCAAGATAACGATATCTTTACGCACCATTCCACGTATTTGAAGAATCGTTTTATAGACGAAGCGTATCACAGGCGTATGATGCGACGAAAAGAACAAGATCCTGACGGTTATAAAATATATGGCCTAGGTGAGTGGGGAGAAGTTGGCGGACTCATTCTTTCCAATTACAAAGTGAAGGAATTCGACACAAGTGAATCCATGTTTGATACTGTAATTAATACCCAAGACTTCGGTTTCAACCACGCCAACGCCATTCTTACTATAGGATATAAGGATGGTGTCTTTTATATTTGTGATGAAATTTACGTCCATGAGAAAGATACAGATGAAATTATAGATATAGCAAACAACAAAGGATTGAGTAAACGTCTGCAAATGCCGTGTGATTCCGCAGAGCCGGACAGGATTAAAATGTGGAAGAAGGCAGGATATAGAGCGTATGGCGTAAAGAAAGGGCAGGGTAGTGTGCAAGCTCAAATTGACTGGTTGAAACAAAGGGAAATAATCATCCATCCTAGGTGTGTGAACACCATTAAAGAAATCCAACAATGGAAATGGCAAAAGGATGAAAAACTCAACATTTACCTAGATGAACCAGTAAATATTTTTGATGATGCAATGGCTGCCCTTAGATACGGTGCGGCGCATTTCATGAGACAAAATAAGATGAAAACACGAAGCAAGACAGCATTTGGACTGTAAGGAGGTGGACAGATGCACATACGATTGAATGAACAAGAGGTTACACCGAAGCTGATAGAAGCCCTGGTGGACAAAGACCGAGTGAGTCAGCTACCAAAAGACGAGAAGAACAGAGATTACTACGAAGGCGACCATGACATAAAGAATCGTACCTTTGACGATAAGACGAAGCCGAACAACAAGATTGTGACCAACTTCTGCAAATACATCACCGACATTTACACCGGGTATTTTATCGGTGAGCCGATTAGCTACTCATCCGAGAATGAAGAATACATGGAACGGCTACAAGAAATCTTTGACGACAATGACGAACAGAATGTCAATGCGCGACTAGCGAAATATGCCAGTATCTACAACCGTGCGGCTGAAATTGTTTATGCCGAAAATGAAGAAGGCATGAACGAACGGGGAGAGCGCACCAATCAACTGAATATTAAATTTGACGTGCTGAACCCAGAGGAACAGCGCGTCATTTTTGTGTATGACACGTCGATTGATGCCAATTTGTTCATGGCTATCCGTTGGTTTGACCATGAGGATGTGCTGACGAGACAGCGAGAAACGCATGCGTACGTGTACACCGATACTCAGATATTTCATTTCATCAACAGGCAGAATGGATACGAATTGCAGGATGAACGTCCGCACTATTTCGGTGAAGTGCCAATCAATCCGTACTACAACAAAGGAGAGGACAGCAAAGGGGATTTTGAGGATATTATCACCTTGAACGATGCGTATAACTTGCTGCAGTCGGATGATATCAATGAAAGTAACTACTCGAATGACGCGTATCTTGTACTGATTGGCATGACAGCCGACGATGAGGACGTACGAGAGATGAAGGAACGCCGCGTCATTGAGCTGTCCGAAGGTGAAGGGGCAGACGTTCGTTGGTTGACCAAAGACATCAATGATGCATGGAAAGAGAATCTGAAAACAAGGTTACAGCGTGACATTCACAAGGTATCAGCCGCCCCTGATTTGTCTGATGAGAATTTCGGCGGCAATAGCACAGGCGTTGCGATAGAGTATAAGCTGAAAGCCTTTGAAGATAACCGCGCGGCAAAAGAGCGTAGCTTCAAGAAGTCGCTGTATCGGCGTATTCGATTAATCAGCAATGTATTGAACGTACAAGGGAACAACTTCGACCCTGCTGATATTCAAATTAAATTCAGCAAGAACTTGCCACAAGATGATGCGGCAATGGTCAATCAAGCAACGCAACTGTTAGGCACACGCCTAGTCAGTCGTAAGACATTGCGATCATTCATCCCTTGGGTAGAAGATCCGGCGAAAGAAGAAGAACGCCTGGAATCAGAGGAAGATGAATACACCATCCAAGACGCGATAGAGGAAGAAGAAAATGAGCAGTAGGTTTCAAGACATGAAAGAACGCTTAGAACAGCTCACAGACAGCAAAGAAAGGGAAGTGGCACGGCGATATGCGCGGTTGCTTCGTGACATCCAACAGCTCATATCCAAGCGATTTGAGAAGTACGAGAAGGACGGACAGCTCACATACGAAGAAATGGTGAAGTATGACCGGCTGAAAAAGCTGCAAGATGAGATTGTGAAAGTGGTCAATGCTCAAGAAACCGGCATGCGAAATGTAATATACGCTCATTTGAGCGATCAATACAAAGAAGCGTATTATCGCACTGGTCATATTTTCGAGACAGAAGCACTGGCCATGCTCGGATATTCGGCTGTGAAAGATGAAGTTGTCGATGAAATCATCAATACGGATTTCACAGGACTCACATTGAATGAGCGTTTGTCGCGTCGTCGTGGGGAATTAATCATGAACATGCGCGAGACCATCACACGAGGATTGCGAGAAGGGCAGACATACCGCAGCATGAGCCGATTGATACAAGATGAATTGGAAATTGACCGTTCTAAGGCACAGCGAATTGTGCGGACGGAGTCGCACCGTGTGAGAGAATCGGCGTCATTAGAAAGTGCCAAGCATGCACAGAAAAAGGGTATCGTCATGATGAAAACATGGAATACGGTCAGTGATTCTCGTGTCAGAGACAGTCATGACGATTTGGGTGGAAAGAAAGTCGAAAAAGTAGACGGAACGTTCAATGTAGGTGGAATGGAAGCAGAAATGCCGAGTGATGCAAGTTTACCTGCCAGCGAAAGTATCAATTGCAGGTGCTTCATTACTTACGAAATACAGCGAGTCGAAAAACCACAGCATGATGAATTAGCGGATTTATCTTATGACGAATGGAGAGCAGAGCGCTTAGGATAGCGTTCTTTTTTTATTGTCCTAAGCAAGACGGTAAAAGGCTTATGCTGAATATCCGGGGCAAGCGCAACGGATAGGCGGCGTTACTATTATTTGAACTCATGGCGAGAACATGAGGGCAAGGAGGACACACGATGTTAAAGCTGAACTTGCAATATTTCGCTGAAGAAGGCGAAGGAAATACAGATAACCAACAAGACGAAGGTAACCAAGAAGGCGGCGATGACAACAGCATTACGCTTTCTAAAGAGGAATTGGAGAAAGAGAAGCAACGCGAAGCAGACCGCCGCGTGCAGCAGGCGTTGGAGAAAGAGCGGCAAAAGTTGAAAGAGCAAATGCAGCAAGAAATCGAGCGCGAAAGACGCGAGGCCGAAGAATTGGCGAAGCTTAGCGAAAAAGAACGCCAGCAAAAAGAATTTGAACAGCAGCAACAAAAGTTTGAAGAAGAAAAGAAAAAATTCTATCGTGAGCGACTCAAATTGCAAGCGGAACAGGATTTACATGAGCGTCAACTCCCTACATCCATCGCACCGTATCTTTTGGCGGATGATGCTGAAAAGACATTGGAAGTCATCAAAGAAGTGGAAGTGAAATGGAAAGAAGCACTGGAGGATGAAGTAAAAAAACGACTTGCGACAGATAAACCAAACGTTGGAAGTACGAAAATGAAGGGTGCGACCAGCAGTTTGGCGGAATTGGCGAAAGAAGCGAATATTAGAAAATAAGGAGAGATAAAATATGCCAACATTTAATCCAGATAACGTATTGATGCAAGATGCTCGTACAGGTGAAATCCCGGCAGAACAAGGAACGCTCGTGATGAAGGAATTTATGACAAATTCTGTCACGGCGCAATTGGCGCAATATGAAGAAATGAACGCGCCGAAAAAAGAGTTCACCTATTTAGCAGATGGTCCCGGAGCTTACTGGGTAGGAGAAGGTGAGCGTATTGAAACAAGCAAAGCTACATGGATGAGTGCCGAAATGGAAGCAAAAAAACTAGGTGTCATTCTCCCTGTAACAAAAGAATTTTTGAATTACACTGTATCAGACTTCTTTAATCAAATGCGCCCTGCTATTGCAGAAGCGTTTTATACGAAGTTTGATCAAGCAGCTCTGTTTGGAAATGAAAGCCCGTATGCTGCTGGCACATCTGTATGGGAGAATATCAACACTAGCGGCAACACAGTAGAATTAGGAACAAACGCCAACCTTTATCTTGATTTAAATGACCTTGCCGGACTTATCGAAGACGGAGATAATGACCCGAACGGTTTTACAACGACCCGTCGTTTCAGAAAAAACCTTCGTGGCGCGGTAGATGCTCAAAATAACCCTATTTTCAACGAAACAACACAAGGCGAACCACCTAATTTGCTTGGACTGTCTGTTGGATATGTGGACGGAAAAGCATGGGATTACGACAAGGCGCACATTTTAACAGGGGATTGGCAGTATGCGCGTTATGGTATCTTGCAAGATATCGAGTATGCTATCAGTGAAGATGCAACAATCACCACCATTACAGACGAGAACGGCGACCCTGTGAATTTGTTCGAACGTGATATGTTTGCGCTTCGTGCGACTATGCATATCGGTTTCATGACGCTCAAAGAAGATGCATTTGGCGCTCTCATCCCTGTTCCAGAAGTGTAAGGAGGGATAGTGTATGAAAGCGACAAACGGTGAAAGAGTAATCAATGTTACAGAGAAGGCGTTCCATGTGTTGTATAAGGAACGTGGTTTCAGGAGGGTGGATGATGCCGAAACCGAGCAAAGGAACGAAGAAAGACAGGCGACTGAAACGAAACCGCAAGACATGACCGTTTCTGCATTGAAGGAGGAAGCCAAAGAGCGTGGCATTGAAGGCTATTCCTCCATGAAGAAAGACGAACTGCTCGAGGTGCTAGGATATGGCATTTAGAGATGATGTGTTAACGCTGGCCGGGGTGGAAGATTCCCCGGCTGTGCAATTGGAAATAGATGCAGCACTCGATTGGGCGAATGAGAAATGCAAAACCGAGTACACCGAGAGTGATGCACCTGCAGGATTTAAGAAGGCAATTGCCGTGTTGGTGCAATCATCCGAGCAAAGCCCGAATGTCACAAGCGAGAGCGTAGCAGGCGAGTTGTCGGTGTCATATAGCGAAGATTCCACAGCAACCGCCAAGCAGTACCTTCGCCCGTACATGAAAGCGAGGTTTCTGTGATGGCTGTACGCATCCGAGACAACAATAATATTCCCGAACTGATGAAGAACGTCAAGGATATGGGCAGCAGCACGATTGAAGCAGGCGTATTTGGTGGAGGCGAACAAGAAATGATTGCAGCAGTGCATGAATTTGGCGTGGACATTGAAGTCACTGACAAAATGCGCGCATACCTGCATCATATCGGCATCCACTTGAGAGAAGATACGACAGAAATCCATATTCCAGAGCGTTCGTTCATCAGAAGTGGATGGGATGAATCAGAAAAAGAAATCAATCGAAAAATACAAGACCTTCTCCCGGATGTGTTGGAATTAGGTACAGACGGCGAGACTTTCATGCAAATGCTAGGGCTTGAGATTGAAGGGAAGTTGAAAGAGCGACTTATTGAAGTGTCAGACCCTGCTTTGCATCCTGCTACCATTGAAAGGAAGAAATCAAGAAACCCACTCGTCGACACAGGCAGCCTAAACGATGCCATAACCAGTAGGGTGAGATAACATGTTCAACTTCAAGCGACAATTCAACCGATACGGACGCACTTTCACCGCCGTTGTCGAAGCAACCGAGGGATATTATGACAGCGAAACAGGGGAATACGTACCGCCTGGCGAAGAAACCGAGGAAGCAATGACCGGCATTATCGCACAAATGAACAATGATGAGCTGCGATATGACGAAGGTGGAACTTACACTTTCGACGACAGGAAAATACTCATTGACACAGACAAATATACGCTAAAACGAGGGCAACAAGTCATCATTGAGGGTGATACCTACCAAGTAGACCAAATCGCTCCATATGGACTTTATTCGCACTTCATGAAGGCGTATGTGAAAAGGGTGTCTACATGATAGATTACAACCAAATAAAAGAAACATTACGCTCACAAATCTGGACGGATTTGGGGCGTTTTTTTGTGGATTTAGAAAACGGCGACCCACGACCAGACAATCAAGACAATATTGACACATTTATCAGTCACAAATTCACCACACCGTATGTCGAGCAGGCAGGTTATGAGACAAGCGAAAGCACAACACTGACTCGTGTGAATGTAGCGACCATGACGCTGTCCTTGACCGTGTACAGCAGCGACAAAGGTACGGCATTGAATACGGCACATGAATTAAAGCGATGGTTTCGCTTTCATGGCTACGAGTATTTGAAAGAGCATGACTTGATTGTACAAAGCATTGAGCCGATGCAAGACCGCACGACATTCCTTGAGACAGATTACGACCAAAGATGTGGCTTTGACGTGATTCTTAGAACCACCGATGAAGCAACACGAAGCATTGAGATTATCGAACGTGCAGAAGTAAACGGCGACATTATAGGAGGAGAGTGAGAACATGGCTATTAAAGATTGGCAGATAACGATTTCGAGGCAAACGCGAGCCATTTCACAAGCTGGATTTGGCAAAGTGCTCATTTTAGCGACAGACAGCGCTCATCCATTCACGACATATACCGAGTTGGAGGATGTATCGGCTGACTTTGACGAAACAACCGAAGCCTATGCAATGGCAAATCGCATCCTAGGGCAGACGCCACGACCAACAGAAATTGCCATCATGGGTGTGGAATATGACAACGCAGTGGATGAGCCGACAACGTTAGTGAGCGCGCTAAATGACACCAAAGAGGAATATTATTTCCTTACTTGTCAAGAGCAAGGCTCGGCTGAAATCACGGCATTATCGGAATGGGTGGATGCGCAACAGAAGTTGTACGGTGTCAGCACCGATGATGAAACGGTGTTGGAAGGACTAGAAAGCGACCGCACCATTGTCATGGTACACAGTGACCCTACGAGCTACCCGTGCGAGGCATGGATTGGCAAATGTGCATCATTCGACCCCGGCTCTATCACATGGAATTATCAGCCATTAAATGGCCTTTCAGCAAGTGATGTAGACGAAGATGCTGTGAAAGAAGCAGGTGGAAACACCTACATTGAGCAGCATGGAAATCTGCACACGTATGACGGGCAGGTTACATCCGGGGAATGGATTGATGTGATGCGCTCACAAGATTTCTTGTACACGCGCATTGACGAAAGTGTATTCGGCACACTCTTGCGAGCGGACAAAGTACCATACACCAATGCAGGTATTGCCATGATTGAAGCGGCAATTGAAGCACCCATTATGGAAGCGGCACAAAATGACATGATTGCAACGGATGAGGATGGACAATTCATGTATTCGGTTAACGCGCCGACACGAAGCGAGACAACAGCAAACGACCGCGCAGACCGTTTACTACCAAACATTCAAGCCAACGTGACATTGGCCGGTGCTGTACATGGCGGCGACATTGAAATAACAATCGAAGTGTAAGGAGGATGACACATGAACTACGATCCGAAAGATATAAACATTATCATTAATGGTAATTATGCGGTTGGACTAGGCGAGACAATGGTGTCATTTGAGAAATCAGAAGATACCGCATCGGTATCATACGGCGCACAGGGAGATTACAGCGTGGCAGAAAGCCACAACACGCAAGGTGTTATCACTGTCACATTCCAGCACAATTCCCCGACATTGCAAAACCTTCGCGCGTTGCACAACAGCCGCACGCATTTCCCTTGTTTCATCACGGATAAGAACGACGGCAACCAAGTGAAAGCAGGCGGCAGTGATTGCCGTATTCTCACATCACCGGGCGGCGAATTTGGGAACGAAATATCAGAAGTAGAAGCAGAAATCACTGTATTGGATTACAAGGAGGAATAATATATGGCAAAACAAAAAGATTTCACAGCACCGACAGGAAAAGTGTACAAATTTCAACATCCTGGCGTATTAAACTACACAAGAGCGAAAATGCGTTGCAAAGATGAAGCAGGACGAACAGACGAAAAGAAGCTGCTTGATTATATTCATGAATATGTCATTGTGGAGCCGAAAGTGGATTGGGCGTTTTGGGATGACAACTTAGAAGATTTTGAGGAAACAACCAAGGCGGCTATCAACTTTCTTAGAGGGAAAAGTGAGTGACGATAAAATAGAACAAGCTCGTGAATATAGAAGGCGAGCGAAAAATAATTGGTGGTTTTGGCGCCCGATCATCCATGAAGGTGGTATGACGCTGGACATGGCATCGTTAAGCACGGATGAAGTGTTAGAGTACAACGAAGCGCTGAATATTCATCAGGAAGAGGTACAAAAGCGCATGCAGAAACAAAAGAAATGATTGAATAGTCGGAGGAAATTGGCGTAAAATGGAAGTACCACATATGAAGGGGTTGTATTGATATGTTGTACCTTTTAGCCATTTTCCTTCCGCCTGTTGCGGTTTTTGCTGTAGGAAAGCCGATACAGGGATTAATTAGTATTTTACTATGGTTATTCTTCTGGATACCCGGAAGTATTCATGCTTGTTTGGTTGTGCATGAGCATAAAGCGAATAAACGAATGAAAAAGCAAGCAAAATTGATTGCGGATAATCAAAAACACGGATAGATAAAAGGCATCCTTTATAGGGTGTCTTTTTTTATGCCCTGAAAGGGGTGAGAAAATGGCTTTAAGGGAATTAACAGTAGGTATAGATTTTGATGTGAATGACGGTGCGTTGTCAGATATAGATGATGCGATGAACAGTTTTCGCGACAGCACTGTTGATGCTGGCGGTACAGTTGAAGAAATGACAGGGAATGTCGCTGATGTATCAAGTGCAGCAGATGATGTGAATACCACAGAAGAAGCGATGGATGGAGTCGGAGAAGCCGCCGACCAAGCGGGGGAATCATCCGAAGGGATGGGTGATTCTATTGAAAATGCAAGCGAACGCGGTACGAAAAGTCTTGGTGACCTTGCCAAAGGGGTTGGTGTAGTCGGTGCAGCTATTGGAGGCGCAGCGACCGCAGTAGTCGGCGGCGGTGTGGCAATGGCTAACCAATTCGCTGACACAGCGGATGAAATTGATAAAGCGTCTATACGGACAGGTGTGCATACAGACGCTTTGCAAGAATTGCGTTTCGCTATGGGGCAAGTCGGCGTTGACCAATCACAAATGGATAGAGGGTTAGAACGTCTCACCCAACGCATAGGGCAGGCGCAACAAGGAAATGAGAAATACACCGAAGCATTAGGACGACTAGGTATGACACAGGCAGAATTAGCGAATATGAGTACAGATGAAGTATTCATGAAGTCCATCGACCAACTACATGAGATGGAAGATGCTACCGCGCAAGCTGAATTGGCTGGTGAGTTGTTCGGTACAAGGCTAGGCAGACAGCTTCTTCCGGCTATCCAACAGGGCGGCGATGCCATAGAAGATTTGAGGGAAGAAGCGCACGAGTTGGGCGCAGTTATTGATGAGGATGCTATTAACGCAGGTGTGTTGTGGGCTGACACGATGGACAAGGTTCAGAACGCATTAGGTGGCGTGTGGAACCGATTAGCTGCTGAATTGTTGCCAGGATTCCAGACATTCCTTGATTTTATTTTAGATAACATGCCAGCCATTGAAAGTGGCATTAGTACCGCATTTGGATTCATCCGTACAGCGATGGGCTATGTCGTGGACGCGATTCAATGGGTTATTGGGTATTTCGAACAGTTTGATGCATCATCAAGTGGTGCTTTCGATACAGTAGTGAACGCTATACAAACAGTAATTGAATGGTTTCAAGGTTTGGATATTTCTATATCTGATTATCTGGACGCCGTGATTAATAGAGTGTTGGATTTTAGAGATTCGTTTATGAATTTAATCACAGGTGTAGGGGATTTTCTCATCTTTGTATGGGAAAATTACGGCGAAACACTCGTGAGTACACTGCAATCAGCGTGGGATTTAATCATCAATGCTACTCAATTGGCCTGGGATTTAATCTTAGATATATTCAATGTCATTGGAGCATTATTGAGCGGAAATTGGAGCGAATTATGGAACAGCCTCGTTGACCTTGCTGTCAATTTGTTTGTGAATTTAGGGCCGTTACTTCTGTCGGCATGGGATTTGATTCTCAATTTGCTAGAGTTAGGTTTTAACTTGCTCATTGACATTGTTTCGCTGGTCATGACAGGAATTTGGAATCTGATTCAGACCATTTGGGGCTTTATCGTTGATTTTATATCGACTGCCGTTGGTCAAATAATTGATTTTGTGACGACAGGATTTAACGACATTGTCGATACCGTTCGAGAGAAAATGAATGATGCTTGGGATACCATCACCGAAATATGGGGCAATGTTATGAGCTTCTTTGAAGATTTGCCGGGCGAGATGATTGAATTAGGGCGCGACATTATCGGCGGTCTGATTGACGGCATCACCGAAAAAGCAGGCGACTTGTTAGATGCTGCTGGGAACATTGCCGGTGATTTATGGGGCTCATTCACGAGCTTTTTTGATACATCTTCCCCTTCCAAATTAATGATGGGGCTGGGTGATGATATCGGCGCAGGGTTGCAAATCGGCATGGATGATTCAGCCATGAAAGTGGCGAAAACAGCGGAAAATTTAGCCCATCGCGGAAATCCGGCGGAATATTACACGCCACATAACGCGCCGGTTGCTTCATCTGGCGTTGCATCGGCGAGTACGACACAGCCACAATTCAACATCGAAAACCATTTTGACCGAGACACCACGCCGGAACAAGCAGAACGAATTGGTGCAGCAAGCGTACGTGGTGCTTATCGTGAATGGAAGAAGCACATGAACAAATTTCAGCGAGAAGAAGCGATAAGGGAGGTGTAAGGTGTGGCACGTATTGGAGATGTGGAATTTTTCTTAATTGACGAGACACGAAATTATGAAAGTGAAGTCACCACTCACCCTGTGGAACGCGGGGCAGATGTTGCTGACCACATTCAGTTGAATCCGTTGCGGTATCAAATCACAGGCGAAGTGACAGGAAGCGACGCGGCAGAAAAACACCGTGCTTTGTTGAAATTACGCAATGCAAGAGATATCACTTCATATAGTGGGCGGGCAAACATGAGTAATTGCATTGTTGAAAATTACAGCACAAACGTAAATGTGAATTACAGGAACGGATTCAGTTTCACGTTAAACATCGTACAAGCACGCGTGGCACGTCCTTCCACCGTTGGCTTGCTTCCTGCTGAATTGAAAGCAGACACATCAGAAGTCGGAAACGCAGGGAGGGTGCAGGCACAATGATAATTCCTGTTGAGAAAGAGCGTATCCCGTATCAATTTGATATCGAATTGGAGGGAACCGTGTACACATTTGAGATACACTATAACGGCGACTATGATTTTTTTACCGTTGATTTGTTGCAAAATGATGAGGTTATCATATACGGCGAAAAAATCGTATACGGACAGCCGTTGTTTGGTGCATTGAGTGATACACGGCTACCATCTGCACCAATCACTCCCCTTGACCCATCCGGCGAAAATGACGAAGTCACCTATGACACATTCACCGAGTCGGTGTTCTTGTATATTGACGCTCAAACCGAGGGTGATGTGAATGAATAGCTTTAAGCGAGAATCCAATATTATCATGGGGCGCGCTTCGTTATCCTCCTACTACTTTGATTATGAATTTGATGTAGAGTACACGGATGAGCCGAAAAAGAATCATGCCGAAGTGACATTTTATAACTTATCCTCCGACCGCATCAACCGCATATCACGCGGCGACCCTCTCATCATTAATGCGGGATATGAAAACGATGTAGGGAGCTGCTTTGTCGGTGTCGTGTATGAAGCGGACACCACAAAAGAGGGCGTGGACAGAGAGACTACGGTGAAAGCCGTAGACGGCACAGACCAACGTGACAAACTACGCGTCAATAAGACATACAAAGAAGGTACACGAGCGTCACAAATCATCACAGACTTATGTAATATCGTTGGATTGTCTGTAGGGGCGTTGAATTTGCCGAACGATGTACAGTACCGACAAGGAAAGCACGAAGCCGGTACGATTCTTTATCGGTTGCGGTTGCTTGCTGAAGATTGCGGCGCAAAATTTAACATCAATAAAGGCTTAGCGTACTTTCGTCCTCCTGGAGAAGGAGATGAGGTGCGCTTTATTTTTTCACCAGAGCGCGGACTTGTTGGAAGCCCGGAACCATTCGTGGAAGAAGATGAGGACGGCAATGAAATAAAGGGATACAACGTGAAAGCCTTGCTCAACCATCGAGTGCAAGCCGACAGCATCATTGAAATCAAATCGAAGAATGTGAACGGCAGTTTCAGAGTAAGGAAAGCCAATCATTCTGGTCAAACAGATGGCGATGAATGGTACACAGAAATGGAAGTGGTAGAGTGATTCACACCAATATCATTTGCCGCGTGGAATCATACGACACAGAGACAGGCATAGGCGACCTTGCCCCGTTGTTTACAGATGAAGATGGTCAGCCGTTCAGTAAAATTATTAATGCAAGAGCGCAACGTCAACGGCTAAAACTTCCTAAAACATTCACATTAGAAGGTGGAAGTGTGAACCATTCTCCGATTCCACACAACGGCACATCTCACACCATAAACAGTGGAGATATGACCATCAGCTATGATGATGCCGAAACGCAAAATATAGAGATTTTCCCGCATTATGAAACAGGCGATATCGTGCTTGCTGCTATACCCGAATTTAATTTTTCTGATGCTATAAAAGGAAAAACAGGAAACGGCGGCGTGAAAGAACCGCATAACCTTACTTCTGCCATCATTACAGGATTGGTAGGTGATATGTCATGAAGGCATTACAAGTAGACCACACCGGCGACATTGTCATGCAAAACGGACAGTTGCAGGAAGTCAGAGGGATAGACGAGATACAGCAGCGGTTTCGTCAGTTGCTACGAACCAACAAGGATGAATGGTTTCTTGACCCGGAAGAAGGCTTTGATTACAGCGTCATTCAAGGGAAAAACGTCAACGAAAACGATGTGCAAGCGGCATTGGATGATGTCGCCGACCAAATGGACGAAATCGAAAGCATTGAAAATGTAAATTTAGACTTTGACCGATCAGCGCGAAAACTGACGGTCTTTTTTGTTGCCGTTTTAGCGGACGGTGACACCTTCGAGATACAGGAGGTGCTATGATGTTCGGACTGACGAAAGATGGATTTAAACGGAAACGATACGCCGACATACGAGAAGAAATATCCGCACAATGGCGGGAGCTGTTCGGCGAAAACTCCAATACCGATAGCGGCGTCAATGGGAAGGTTATTTCTCTGATTGCGTTTGGTTTATCCGGCGTATGGCAGTTGGCAGAAAAAGTGTACAACAGCGGCTTTGTTCATAAAGCAGAAGGGCGAGCGCTAGACGGATTGGTGGACAACCGGCTCATGCGCCGTCGTCCGGCAGAAGAAGCCACAGGGGAAATTGAGATAACAGGAACAGACGGCACGGTGATAGATGAGGGTTTCATTGTTGGAAACGGTGACGAGACATACCGAACGACCGCCAGTGTCACGATTGACAGCACCGGCACAGTATTAGCGCCTATCACAGCAGAAGAAGCAGGGGCAGACAGCAACACCGAGCCGAACACCGTGACAGAAATCGTTACCCCTATGGTGGGCGTGGATAGTGTCACAAATCCCGACCCCGTTAGCGGTGGGCGAGATGAAGAAACAGACGCCGAGCTTAAAGAACGATATGACTTGTCGCACAGCACAGGAAATTCTCCAACCACAAACGGCATAAGAGCGGCTGTGCTAGGCGTAGAGGGCGCACGAACAGCAACGGTGATAGAAAACCTTTCCCTTGATACAGATGCGGATGGCAGACCGGGCAGGAGCTTTGAAACCTTCGTTCTAGGCGGCAGTGATGAAGATGTGGCACAAGCCATCTTTGACCGGCGTGCAGCAGGCATTGAGACGTATGGAAATATCACCGTTGACATTGAGGATGATTCTGGACACATCATTCCTATCAGCTTTTCACGAGCAGAAGAAGTGACCATTCATTTCAATATCGAGCTTGAGACAAACAACGAATTTCCGAGCGATGGCATGGAACAAGCGACAACAGCGGTCATTCGATATGTTGGCGGCACGGACTATGACGGCAATGTCTATACCGGGCTAGGCGCAGGAAATGACATGTATTTCACAATGGTCATTGCTGCCTTGCATGACATTCCAGGTGTCGTCAATATCCCGACCTTAGAAGTCGGCACAGACCCCAACAATTTACAAGCCATGTCGGATGTAACGATTAATCAGCAACAAGTCGCTACGACAGATTATGAAAAGGTGACGGTATCATGAGTTTACTGAAACGCTTAACCGATGCATACAACAAAAATCCTAATTCAAACATTGCCAAAACAATCAGCCTTGTCACGTCGCAATTAGATGAACTCACCGCCACGTTTGAGCGTATCGAAGCGTGGCGAGCAATTGACAACGCCGAGGGCAAGACGCTCGATGACATCGGCATTGACTTGAACCAATACCGAGGGGCAGTTAGTGATGAAATATACCGCATTTTACTCAAGTCTAAGACCGCCCGCGACATGTCGGAAGGTGACACGAACACAGTGATTGAAGTGCTGTCAATGGCAATTGATGCCGACCCATCCGAAATAGGAATCAGTGAAACATGGATGGATGCTGACAATCCCGAACCGGCAGGAATCAGCCTAATTGAAATACCCATCGACAACTTAAACAGAGTAGGCATGACAGGTGACCAATTCGTTCAGTTTGTCGCCGGTACGGTTGCGGCTGGCGTGTATGTTCGCAGTATCGAGCTAGAAGGCACATTTGCATACGGTGCCATCGATGAAGCGTTAGATGCAAACGCCGGATTCGCAGACGTAGACCAAACAACCGGCGGATATTACGGCGCATTATATCAACCGGGCGAAGATAGACCACTACCAATGTAAAAGGAGTGATACAATGGCAGAGTTTAACAACCCACTTCCCGAATGGAACGCCACAGGCATAGAGCCGCCACAATCGAAGAAGGATGAAGGATGGCAAGAGCAAGAAAAACCACCGGCACAATGGCACAATTGGTGGATGTACACGAGTTATCACGCCATACAGGAAATGAGGACGGTCATTAATAATTTGACCGCCGCCGATGTAGGGGCAGAACCGGCGTTCACGAAAAACACCGCATTTAACAAAGATTTCGGCACAACGGCAGGTACAGTGGCGGAAGGTACGCACGTAAGCGACACGAATAATCCGCACAATGTCACAACAACGCAAATCGGCGCAGAAACACCGTCCGGCGCACAAAGCAAGGCGGACACCGCAGAAAGCAACGCGAATACCTATACAGACGGACAAACGGGCGATTTATCCACGCTGACAACGACTGAAAAAACGGATTTAGTCGGTGCGATAAACGAAGTAGATGGGAACGCCGACCAAGTAGCCAGTGACCTTACTTCGCATCAGGGCGAAGATGCGACATTAACACAAAAAGGACATGTGCGGTTAAATAGTGATAACGATAGTACAGATGAAACGACAGCAGCCACACCTAAAGCGGTGAAGGCTGCTTATGATAAAGCTATTTCTGCGACAAGTGTTGCGGGGACGTACACAGGCACGGGTGACGCAAGTCAGGTCATTTCTTTGGGATTTAGACCAACAGCGGTATTTGTAGCTAGAGCTGACTGGCCTTTTATGAGTATAGAGGGTGCCGTATATTCGGGATTTGCTACAAGTGATCGTCAACACGATAAAAATCTAAGCGACATAGTAAGGGTAAACAGTAGTGGGTTTACGGTTTATTATGATTCGGATGAAGATGTTCAAACAAATGCGTTAAACCGAGTGTATAACTATTTCGCTATTAGATAAAAGGAGTTGCATTTTATGATTGTAAGAAAAAATCCAATATCTTTTATAACCATGAATGGTAAACCAAATGAAAATTGGACTAATGAAACGGATGTTTTCATAGTAGATGACAACAGCGAACTAGCCCAAAAAATAAAGAGGAACTATCCTTTCTTTGAATTGGTTGTCGAAAATGGCGAAGTCATTGATGTGGAGTTGACAGAAAAATCGATTGAACCCGCCAAAGAAGAAAAAATAAAAGAACTATCTTCACAATGCCAACAAACCATCATTAATGGATTTATAGCTTCTAACGGGAATGGATACCGACTAACTACCGAAGATCAGTTGAATATGCAAGGCCAGAAAGATGAACTGAAAGATGACGAGACAATCACAGAAGTCGATTGGATGACAATAAATGATGAAAATGTCACTCATTCAAGGGAAGAATGGCTAACTGTTTACAAAGAAGCCTTCCGACACAAGAAAGAATGTATTTTTAAAAACAAACAGCTACGTGACCAAGTAAAAGCCGCCACAACAAAAGAAGAAGTGGAAGCTATAACATGGTGATAATCTTTTCCCGTTCTTCCTCCGTGTTGTCGAGGATTATTCGTTTCTTTGATAAGGGGAAGTGGTCACACGTAGCGATTAAAGTAGACGAGCATCATATATTAGACTCTCGTTTTCCGAAAGGAGTCAAAGTACGTCATTTTGACTTAACAGATTACGAGTTTGTAGAGGTTGACGGCGATATCGAAAAAGCGTTAAATCACGTAGGGAAGAAATATGACCTTCTTCGTTTCATATGGTATGGATTTGAGTGGGGCGATAAGCCCTGGAATAATCCGAATGAAATGATATGTAGCGAATTGATTGCGGAATCGGTGAATGATGAGAATTTAAAAGGCATGACACCAAATGAGCAGTATAAGTATTTGAGAAGTGAATGAATATCCCGTCCATGATGCGAATTAAATAAGACAAACAAAAAACGCCATTCAAGGCGTTATTTTTTATGGGACAACGGGGCGCCACACACGCCCCTCCCGTCTACACGCAAGGAAATAGACGGTGTATCTACAATATCAAAAAATCACAAGGGAGTAAATATGTCGATGCTCCTACACGACATGAGAGGGGGCAACGAAATGGAGGAAGAAGGCGTGACGGTGGGGTACAAAGAAATTTACGATGAATTAAGGAGTGTGTCACAGTCGCTTGTCCGTTTGGATGGACGCATGGAACGTATCGAAGAAAAATTTGAAACGGTCAAAGAAGCCAACGAACGAAGCCGGAAAGCCTACAATTTAGCCGATGGAGCCACAAAAGATATCGACGAATTAGAGCGGCGTTTCATTTCATATACAGAAAGGCAAGAAGAACGTGCCGACCGGGAGAAAAAGCACAAGCTCACAATGGCCGGCATATTAGTCACAGTCATTTTATTTGTGCTTCCAATGGTTATTCAGTATTACTAGGAGGGATATCATGGACAAAGGAACACTCACAAGGACTATCGTGCTAGTTGCGGCATTAATGAATCAGATTTTAGCCGCGTTCGGCAAATCGCCGTTGCCATTTTCTCAAGAAGAAATCGAGCAAGGGGTATCTGCTTGTATCACAGTTGTTGCCGCAATATGGACGTGGTTCAAAAACAACTACATCACCGAAAAAGGAAAACGCCAGAAAGAAGCGATTGAGAAAGCCGGTGCTCAATGATGCCGTATTCATTCGAATCCTTGTCACAGCTAAAAAATCTGCGCGGCAAACTTCCGCATGACGGATGGCAACCGAAAAACAGCAAGAACGACAAAACAGACATTGCCATTCATCATTCATTGACCAAAGAAGGCGATGCTCACTCTTTTTCACGGCATCATGTGTTCACAAATGGATGGCCAGAGATTGCGTATCATTTTGTCATATTAAAAGATGGGACCATCCAATATTGCCATGATTTAAGCGTCATTAGCTACCATGTCGGTAACTCAAATAATATTGCGGTGGGTATCTGTTTGGTTGGTGACTTTCGAGAAGAAGAACCGACGAAAGAACAAAAGCGCTCACTCAAGGAACTACACGACTGCTTGATGAAGGACATGCCAAGCTACAAACGGACGAGAGGACACAACGAGTTTCCGGGATACGAATGGAAAGAGTGTCCTTCTTTTGATTATCGTGCTGTTCTTCGTTCGGTAAAATCAGCCGTAAAGGAGGGCGACTGGATGAGCGAAAAACTCGACAAAGGCACAAAGGAAGTATGGCAACCAGTCATCGAGCGTTGGACGGATGAAGAAAAACAACGTAACCCCATCAGTAAAGCGTGGCTCGAACGAATCGAGAATGATGAATTGGAATACAAAGACATCATCCGATTGTTAGGCCATGAACGGTTACGCGGCTTAAAATAGAGCAGGTTTATTCCTGCTCTTTCCATATCTCATCCGGGCGCATGTCCAGCGTTCTACATATCTTGTACACGGAATCAAACGAAGGTAGTCTGTGACCATTCATAATGCTGCTCAATGTATTCGCATTCACCCCGCATGATTCGGAAAATGCCTTCACGTTCTTATATCCCTTCTGCAATATCATAATTTTCAATTCACATTTGTACATCTCATCACCTCTTATCCCCTTCATTCTCGGTATATTCTTTATTCCCTTCTAAAAAGTACATGCTATTCGAGAAATTTTTATCGTGGACAATGCATATTGAACAAGCAAGAAAGAATATGCTTTATCAAATACTGTCGCAGAACCAAGAATGGTAGTGTAAAAATCTTGAATTATCGCAGGTTCTAGCCAGAAAAAAACGTTCCATCTTATCACAACTATATATTTCATATATAAAAAGGATGGTGGTCTGCTTTTGATTGTAGAAATCACATCATCATTGGTTGCTTGTGGTGTATTGGCGTTTGCTCACACCAACAAACATCTATCCTGGAATGATGCACAAAAAATACAGCGGATTTTCAACAATGCCAATCTGTATGTCAAAGAAAACGGCAAACAGAGAAATATCCGGCTGTACACAAAACGAAAAATAAAGGGAGGGACAGAGTATATCTTTCAGCTTCCGTACGGCTTGTCTGTGAAGGATATCGAAGCTCGAAAGCATGTCATTGAAAATGGATTGAATACGAAAACTTTTTCACTGGATGACTTGAAGGACATCAACTGGAAAAAAGACATTATCCCACAGCTTCGCGCCCTGTTTCATCCGAGCAAGGCACAAAAGGAAGTAGAATTTTCGTTTGACGGCATGCTGAAAATCAAAGTATATGATAAGCCGTTACCCTCAAGCATTGAGTATAACGACGCTATGAGAGCAATAGACTGGCGTGTGCCGGTTGGTTTGAACCGTGAGAAGGTGATACGTCATGACTTCGAAAAACGCCCGCATATCGTCGTTGCAGGGGCTACCGGATTTGGAAAATCACAATACTTGAAGTTGTTGATTACATCCCTTATTCAGTCGAAGGCAAAACACGTCACTTTTTCTCTTGTGGATTTAAAAGGCGGCACGGCGTTCCAACGCTTCAAAGACTTAGACCAAACGAAATACTTTGCTAGAGATCCGTCAGAAGCTCGTGACACGTTGGAATTGGTACAGCAAGAAATGGATGCAAAGCTACGAGAAGTTGTCAACGGCGGATTTGAAGATGTGGCAGAAGCAGGCGAGAAAAACCGGCACTTTGTCATGATTGATGAAGCCGCCGACCTTGATAAAGAATCACTAGCCATTGTCACAGACATAGCAAGACGAGGGCGTGCAGCAGGGTACAGGCTGGTGTATGCCACCCAATACCCGACAAATGAGACATTGCCGTCACAGGTACGTCAGAATATCGGAGGGCGTGTGTCTTTCATATTGGAAACGGCTGCTGCATCGTTGGCCACATTAGACGAGAAAGGCGCAGAGGAATTGCCGGAAATACCGGGGAGGGCGATATATAAGCGCGTGAAGAAGGAAACCGTACAATGCCCGTATATATCCAACGAGCAGATAAAAGAGCGCATAACGCCGCATGTCAACATGAGAGGGAGGGGAAAGGATGAACAGGTTTCACGAACAGAGAAAGGAGAACATTCTTTTGTCATTGAAGAAACTGGATTATCTGACTAGAGAACAAATACAAATCATTCACGATTTAAAAAGCGCCCGAAACGCCAACCGTATCTTGAACAACATGGATGAGTATTTATGCTCGTTTCGGCATGGCTTGGAGAAGGTGTATTATCTCAATAAATTAGGGAGGGAACGCGTAGGCTGTAAAGTAGTGCGGAAAAGAACAACAAATGTGCAGCATTTTTTATTGCGAAATCAACTGTATATTATGGTAGGTTGCCCGTCATCTTGGAAGAATGAAATGCGATTAAAAACGAAAGAAGCGCAACTGGTGTGTGATGCAAAATTTGATTATAAGAACGTTCCGCGCTTTGTTGAAGTGGACTGTTCTCAATCCATGCAAAAAAATGAACGAAAAATCGAGAAGTACAGAACATTCGCGAAGTACACAAATTTTAGCTTGATATGGGTAACAGAATTAGAAAGCCGAAAACCACGACTGGAACGATTGTGTAACGGATTATCGTTCGATATTTACACGGCAAAACAGATAAAATAAAAAAGCGACCTCTAACAAAGGTCACTCATCTGGTCCATATGCGCAAGATAACAGAATCGTTTGGCAGGGCGGCGTATCCTGCATCTCTTTTAACCACAAGGGCGCGTGGGGAACCTTTCCCACCTCAAACGATCAATTTCATTATATCATGATTTCGCGCCCTGCACAATAATAGGAGGGCTTCAAATGAAAACAAAAACAGTCGGCACAATCAGTGAGTTCATGAACCCTCAACCGAAAGCGAAACGTAAAGTATCATCCGTGACTGTTCCTCTACTCTTGGCAGGTGGGGCAACACCGGCAATGGCACAAGAACCGCATGCAGTGACGGTATCGGTAAACGGTGCTATTAAAGAAAAGATTGTCGGCTCATTTGACCCATTAGTGGAATTAATCACCCATCTGTCCTATCCAGTCGCCACCGTCATGGTGACAGGCGGTGCTTTAATGGTTATGATTGGATTAAAAGAAAAGGGATACTCGACCATACAGACAGCATCCATCGGCTTCATCCTTGTACAGATGGCGCCGTTACTGCTCGAATTATTATTTGGTATTGGTGAAGCAGTATAAAAAAGGAGGGCGGTTTCACCCTCCTTCCTTTAAATAATCATGCACCCACATTCTGATTAATGTGGAAGCATCCGCACCTTGCTCTTTCGCTTTTTTGATAAATGCCTCTTTTTGCTTTTTGTCTATTCTAACCATTATATGAGCATCCATTATTCTTCAACGCCTCCTTTAACAATTACATTTCTTTCAATTGATTTTCAGATAAACCGCGAACAACATCGCCGTTCTCCTTTTTTATCTCATAATCCTTGTATCTGTGTGAATAATCCCAAACAATAACTTTTTCGCCTTCGAAAATGACAGTTTGGTCTAATTTGAATTTCATAAAAAGCACCCCTTGCCTATATTTGTTAACTTCATTTTATATATTTGTATTTACGATGTCAATACACTTTTTTATTAAAATCATAAATATTGCTATAATGCAGCTAAGGAGGTGAGGCATGTTCTTTGCTTTAATCGCACCGAGTGGACATATTACGTACTGTGAAGGAATTGAGCAGGCGACACGATTAATAAGAGTCGGATACAAGATTATCGGAAGTGGTGACGACCCACGAGAATTGGCGCGTATGTTTGCCGATTGATACCGTTTGATGGGTAGTATCATGTAATTAGCAGGT